CCACGGAACAAGCAGGTGTTCAACCACCAACACAAGAGCAGCAACAAGAAGCACAATCTGAGGTGGAGCAGGAAATCGAAACTGAATTGGAGGCAGAAGTTGAGTCAAGCCCTGAGGCAACGCCAGAATCTGAATCGGCTTCTCCAGCTGAGGAGGCGAGCCCAGAATCTGAAACAGAATCGGAACCTGACGCTCCCAAAGTCATTGTTAAAAAAGCCGTCAAAGAAAAGATTGCCAAACGAATAATGAAACGTATGGGGGACAAGGGACGTTATGATGCAAGCAACCAGTTGAAGACCCTGGTGGTGATGCAGGTGCTGGGAAACAGCAAGTCCTTCTTTAAGGCGACGACCAAACTGGAAGATACTGCAGGATTCTTTAGCACAGATACGATCCCGGATGCTGTGATTGACGGCAACAACTTCGCGCAATACATCCTGTTTGGAGGTTCCAATGCGAAGCATGACGCCATGGTAAATTCTCAATACAGGTAAGGCCGATGTACGAATACAAATGCAAGATTGTCAGGGTCGTGGACGGCGATACGGTAGATGTGGATATTGATCTTGGCTTTGCTGTCTGGCTAAACAAGCAGAGAATCAGACTGTTCGGCGTGGATACGCCCGAGAGCCGTACAAGGGACGCAGAGGAGAAGAAGTTCGGCATTTTGGCGAAGAACTTCGTCAAGGGCCGACTTCCCGTAGGCTCCATGCAGATTCTGAGAACCCGGATGGACGATTCCCGTGGCAAGTTCGGACGCATACTCGGTGAGTTCGTGCTGGAGGAGACCACCTTGAACCAGCTTCTTATCGTTACAAATAACGGAGTGCCGTATTTCGGACAGTCCAAGGAGGAGATCGAGAAGGCTCATCTGGAGAACAGGCGAATAGTTGAATCGCGGCCCAAGCTTTAGGGGTAAGCCGTGGCAGAGGTCGAATATCAGGGAATAAGGCTGTCAGGAGGAAAGCTCCTGGTTATCCTGCCGTTGCTGGGAACAATTGGTGGTGGCCTTTGGGCCGGGTTCGAATTTTATAAAGACTACATGGACATGAAGGAGCAGATCCAGAAGTACGTCGCTCCGGACCTCAGTGGTTTTGACAAGCGCCTTGATGTCTTCAAAGAGAAGATGGTGTCAGTTGAAGACTCGGTTACAAAGGCAACTGACTATACACGTGATATAAAGAACGACCTCAAGAAGGATGTTGCTCGTCTGGAGAAGAGCGTCGATGCAGCGGAACGGCGCACAAAAGATACAGCAGATGCCGTCAGAACTACTCTGGATCAGAACGAGAACAAGGTACGGGGTATGGTGACCAAGGCAGAGGACCGGTTTGATACGAGACGGGAACAAATCCGAAACGACATGACTTCTCTTGAAGGACGCATAAAAAAGCAGATGGGGGATCTCGAAAAGACAACAAGCGACAAGATACGCAAGGCTCTCGAAAACCCCCTGTCAAAGATGAAGTAGATGTTTCATTCCTCCTTCTGGCTCCTTCTAGCGATAATTCTGATCACATGGCCGATGACCGTGAAGGGACAGACGTTTTGCATGAAGCACACCGATTTTGTTGCACAGGTCGCCAGAGAGTTTCAGGAGACGTTGGCCGGTTTTGGCATCTTGAGCGACAAGCGGGTCATAGCGGTATTTGCCTCTCCACGGGGCGCTACCTTTACGCTTGCTTTTACGACGCCTGAAGGTCTTACGTGTCCAATTGGAGCAGGAAAAAATTGGCGGCATGTTTTACCACCTCTTACTGACATGAAAATTCTTTTTTTAGGACAGGACAATGGCCCAGAAGAAGTTACAAGAAGATAGTCAATTCAACGAGTTGGATATTGATGGCGACGGCGTTGTGTCGGATACAGAACTTGCTGTGGCAGAGGCCATAGAGCGGCATGAGAAGTCCGATGCCCAGCGACGGATGGCGTGGGTCTCCATGATCTCCATGATCGTATTTACAGCAGCGGTTTTTCTGCCTATTTTCCCAGATGGCCGCATAAAGGCTCTTTCGGATTTGTTCGGCTTGTTTTATATAGGACAGGCGGGCGTCGTTGGAGCGTATATGGGAATGACCGCCTACATGGCAAAAGGAAAATAAATGGATGGAATTCTCCTTGCGGAGCATCTTCTCAAGTCCATTCGAGAACGGCGAGAGCGTATTTCCGAGATGTTAGTCGGAGGGACTATAAAAGACATAGAAGAATACAAGCAATTGGTTGGCAACATTGAATCTTTGGACTATATAGGACAGGAGTTAAGAGAAATCTTGGAAAAGGCAGATTGATGATGGAGAAGTCCGAAGTCCTTAACGGTGACAGTCCTGTATCTTTTGATAAAGCATATGTCGAAATAGAGGACCGGGTTCTCGATCCAACCAAAATAGAAGAAAGCTCTTTTGAACGCCTTCCTCGTCCCACAGGATGGCGTTTGTTGATTCTGCCCTATAGAGGTCGTGGAAAAACAGAGGGCGGTGTCCTTTTACCGGATGCTGTTATCGACAGGGAATCTGTCGCAACTGTTTGTGGTTATGTTCTAAAGACCGGTCCCCTAGCCTACAAAGATACCGAAAAGTTTCCCGAGGGACCTTGGTGCAAAGAGAAGGATTGGGTGATTTTTGGAAGATATGCGGGCGCTCGTTTCAAGATAGACGGTGGCGAGGTTCGTATCTTGAACGACGATGAGGTTATAGCCGTTATACAGGACCCTGAAGACATCCTGCATTTCTAACATGGAGAGAAACCATGCCAGAGCCTGAACAAGACGAACTACTTGTAGATCTTCCTTCTGAAGGTGGAGATGTTTCTGTAGAAATTGATCCATTGGCTGCGGAACCTGCCGAAGAGGTTCTTGATTCAGATGATTCAGAGCATCAGTCCTACAGCAAGAAAGTGCAGCGCCGCATTGACTCGCTGACCAAGAAGGCACGAGAGGCTGAAAGGCAGACGGAATCTGCCATTAATTATGCACGAAATATTCAGGCCGAGAATGCACAATTAAAAGGTCGCGTTCAGGATTTGGATCAGGGTTACGTCAGCGAGTACGGTGACCGTATTGCAACGCAGTCGGAATCCTTGGAGAAGGATCTTGAAACTGCAATAGCGACTAATGATACGGCAGCGCAGGTAGAGGCCCAGAAAAAACTTGCGCAACTTGCCATTGAGGAAGAGCGCGTCAAGGCGGCAAAGCAACAACAGGCGCAATGGCAACAACAAGCTGCAGCGCAACAACAGGTTGCGCAACAGCGAGCCATGCAGCAACCTCCAAGACAGCAGGTTCCTGCAAGGGCGGATCCGAAAGCGGAAGATTGGGCCTCAAAGAACGAATGGTTCGGTGATGACGATGCGATGACCTTTGCTGCATTTGGGATTCACAAGAATCTTGTCGAGGATGAGGGGTTTGACACAGAGTCCCCTGCATATTACGATGAACTTGACAAAAGAATACGGGAAGCGTTCCCGCACAAGTTTAGTGGCGGGGCCACCGTTTCCGTATCAGAAGGACGCCGACCACAACAGTCGGTCGCCTCTGCCACTCGCTCCAGCAACTCTGGGCGCAAAACAGTAAGATTATCTCCAAGCGAGGTTGCCATAGCAAATAAGCTTGGAGTTCCTCTGGATGAGTACGCGAAACACAAACGGTAGGAGACGATAAGTGGAAAGTGAAACCGTTGATCGAACTCCCCGCACGTCCGAGGTCCGTAGCGCAAAACCGCGTCGGAAACCTTGGGCACCCCCGTCTTTATTAGACGCACCTACACCCCCTGAAGGATTTGTCCATCGTTGGATACGTTCCGAGGTTAGGGGCTTTGACGACCGGAAGAATGTTTCCGCCCGTATAAGAGAAGGATGGGAACTGGTTCGGAAGGAGGAGTACCCCGATTTTGAAGCGCCGACTATCGACGGTGGAAAGTACGAGGGTGTCTTTGGTGTAGGAGGCTTGTTGCTGGCTCGGATTCCAAAAGAGATTGTGGAAGAACGGAGCGACTACTTCAATCAGATGAAGTCTGATGCAATGGATGCAGTCGATAACGATCTTTTGAAGGAGACTCAGCATCATTCGATGGCGATTCAGAAACCGGAGCGCCAGTCGCGTGTCACATTTGGAGGCCCTAAACAAACATAGGGCTTATTGTTAGAAACTCGTTTGCTTTTAAGGAGCATAGGATATGGCGAATACCAATGGAGCCTGGGGGCTTCGACCTGTCGGGAAGATGGGTCAAAACTCCAACTCCACAGGTGTTTCAGGCTATACCTTCTACGAAATTGCCAGTGGCAACAGCAATGTCATTTATCAAGGCACCCCGGTTATTCCGCTTTCGACGGGATATATCGACGTCGTGGGTGCGGCGGCAGGCGGCACTGTTGGAGTACTAGGCTCTTTTCAAGGTTGCAGGTATGTCTCAAGCACCACGGGGAAACCCACGTGGAGTATGCATTGGCCTGGATCGGGAGCGGACAGCAACCATCCTGTAAGGGCTTTTGTTGCGGATGATCCGATGCAGATCTTTGTGATTGCAACGGACGCCACATGGACCAGTAAGGCAACGGCACGAGCCGCTGTTTTTGCTAACGCGAACTTCTCTAGTGGAACGAGTGGTAGCACGACAACGGGTCAATCTTCGGCTGCTTTGGCTATCAGTACCATAGCCACTACCAAGACGTTGAATTTGCGTATTCTTGGTTGGGAAGAAGATGCCATGAATGAAGATTTCTCTGCTGCTGGTATTCCTGCTTTGGTTCGGTTGAATAACCACTTCAATAGCTCCAATGGTGCTATTGTAGCTGGCACAACCGACACCGCTGGCGTATAGGAGGGCTGAGAAATGGCTATTAGCAGAGCACAACTCGTCAAAGAGTTGGAACCCGGCCTAAACGCGTTGTTCGGACTTGAGTATGATCGTTATGACCGTGAGCACGAGGACATCTTCTCCATGGAGAGTTCAGATCGTGCCTTCGAAGAAGAGGTCATGCTGTCAGGTTTCGGAAGCGCACCCACCAAGTCTGAAGGCTCGGCGGTATCGTTTGACGATGCCCAAGAGGTGTACACGGCTCGCTACACGATGGAGACAATCGCGTTGGCTTTCTCCATCACCGAAGAGGCTATTGAGGACAACCTTTATGACCGGCTTGCCAGTCGGTACACAAAGGCCCTTGCACGTAGCATGAGCCAGACGAAGCAGGTTAAGGCCGCTGCGGTTCTTAACAATGCTTTCGACAGCACGTACACCGGAGGTGATGGGCTTGAGCTATGTTCGACGGCTCATACTCTTGCAAACGGCAACACCTTCCGTAACGAGCTTTCAACAGCAGCGGATCTCAATGAGACCAGCCTTGAGCAGGCTCTTATTGATATCGCAGGCTTCGTTGATGAGCGTGGCTTGAAAGTAGCTGTCAATGGCAGCAAGCTGATCATTCCCAAGGAACTTCAGTTTACTGCTGACAGGCTTCTGGAAAGCACACTTCGTCCGGGAACAGCGGATAACGACATCAATGCCGTTCGGAACATGGGTATGATTCCGGAAGGCTATGCCGTTAACCACTTCCTGACGGATACGGATGCGTGGTTCATCATCACGGATGCGCCGAATGGATTGAAGGGCTTCAATAGAACAGCCGTTCGAACTTCCATGGAAGGCGATTTTGATACCGGGAATGTGAGGTACAAGGCCCGTGAACGCTATGCGTTTGGCTGGTCGGATCCTCGCGGTATCTTCGGATCACCGGGCGCGTAACCTCTATCAGAGCTACCGGGAGGAAGGAAACTTCCTCCCGCTCTTCTCTGGGAATACATAGCCCTAGCGACTGGCCCAGCAGACGCTTACAAGACTCTAGGGTGAAACCTTTGTAAGGAGGCGTACCATGGGTACGACACGTTTCTCCGGTCCTGTTATGTACAGTGGTCACGGCAG